ATCCCTACGTCTTCTGGCTCAACAAACTATGGATCTGGCGGTGGTGGTGGCGGCGGAAGGTTTGGTTCACCGTCAAATTTTTCATTTGCTGGTGCCTCTGGCTTATATGGCGGAGGTATTGGGTCTGGAACTAATCCAAGTGGTGCCAGCTCTGGTCTTATTGTAATTACGTACTTTTCAAACTCATTGTTTGACTCTGGTTCTTCTTTTGTGGTGCCCAATGATTGGAGCAATAAAAATCAAATTATTTTATTTGGTGCCGGTGGCAGTGGAGCCCAGAAGCAATTTAACCTCACCACCACAGGAGCATCAGGTGGAGGTGGCGGTGGATGTACAGTTATCAATAATTTTGTTGCAACTCCAGGAGCAACAATTACCTACAGCATAGGAGTTGGTGGGGCGGCGCCCTCGACCGTGGCCAATGGTAGTGCTGGTGGGTCCACGACATTTAACGCTGGTGCATATTCCGCTGGTGGTGGCGGTGGCGGCGTTCAGGGTGCCACATTTGCAGGAGGTGCTGGCGGTATTGGTGCCACATTCAATGGCGGGGCTGGTGGTGATGGTATTGCTAGTGCTGCTACACCAAATAAAACAGGTGGAGGTGGGGGAGCTGCCAGTTCATTGGGAGCTGGACAAGCAGGAGGACCTGCAACTGGCACAAACAACGGTGGTAATGGTGGAGGTGGAAGTCTTGGTGGTGCAGGTGTCTCCGGTTTCACCGCGGCGGGCTCAGGTGCCGCAGGCACAGAACTAACTTCAGCAGGTGCTGGCGCAGGTGCAGGAGGCGGCGGTGGCGGTTATCCTGGGGGCACAGGCGGTAGCTTTGGTGGCGGCGGGGGTGGCACCATCTTGGGCGGTGGTGCTGGCGGCGGCGGCGCCATTGTGATAGTGTTTACAACCAGTAATTCTACAAACTTCTTCTTTTTTGTATAATTTTGTATAAGGCAGTAATAATTAATCCAGCTAATATCAGCTAAATACCAGTATGGCATCAATTATAAACTTACAATCAGACGCAACTGTTGGCACTCTTACCAAATCAGGAGATGCCACTGGTAACCTCACACTTCAAACAAATGGTAACACAGCATTAACAATTAACACAAGTCAAAACATAATATTCAACTCAACAGGTGCATTTACAGTTCCAGTTGGTAATACAGCACAACGTCCTTCCCCCGCAGCAAATGGTATGATTAGATACAATACCACTACGTCAAAACTTGAAGGATATATAAATTCAGCATGGGCTAATATATCATGACAACAATAATCAACGCAAATAGTTCAGGTTTAGTAGAAACTGTAGATAACAGTGGTAATTTACAGTTTCAAACTAACGGAACAGCAGCATTACATATCAATAATAGTCAAAATATTACGGCAAACAGCACAGGTGCTATTACTCTAAACGTGGGTAATACAGCACAACGACCCGCAAGTCCTGCTAACGGTATGATTAGATATAGTAACACATCAAACTTACTAGAAGCGTATACCAACGGAGCGTGGGCAAATATTAATACCGGCGCAGCAGCTTACAATATAATTGTGGCTGTAGTCGCAGGTGGTGGAGGCGGTGGTGCATTTTTAGGTGGCGGTGGCGGAGCAGGCGGTGTCGCGTCTTTTGCAGCATACACATTAAATCCAGGTACTGCTTATACTGCCAACATAGGAGCAGGCGGTGCAGGTGGCACATCATCGGGTCCTGGCACAGCTGGATCAAATAGTACATTTGGAACAGGATCATTATCACGAATCACAGCAATTGGCGGATCAGGTGGTGGTGGATCCGGCGCTGGGCCAGGGGCAAACGTAGGAGGTTCTGGCGGCGGGTTAGGCGGTCAAAATAACTATGGCTCGTATGGAGCATTAAGTCCTGGAATTCCTGGCCAAGGTTTTAATGGTGGATCAAACTCCAGTGCAGTATTCTGCGGCGGTGGTGGTGCAGGTGGTGTAGGTGCAAATGGAGCAAGTACAGCGTCAGGTGGAGTTGGCATAATTAATCAGATTCCAGGTTCAACAGCTGGCCAATTAATCTCTGGTAACTACTGGCTAGCAGGCGGCGGAGCAGCAGGATCAGCGACAACTAGTACAGGCGGTAACGGTGGCGGGGGAAATACCGGAGTAGCAGGCACAGTCAACACCGGTGGTGGTGGTGGTGGTGCTAACAACGGCACAGGCGGTGCTGGCGGATCTGGTGTTATAGTTATATCTATTCCTATCGCTAATTATCCGGGTAATGGTAATGTAAGCGGAACGTATACATACGCCAACACAGGCACAGCTATTGTGCTGGGATTTACTGCTAATACTGTTTACACAGCATAAAGATACGGAAATTAAAATGCCATATTACGCTAAAGTAGAAAATAACATAGTAACTGAAGTAATGTCAGTTACTGAAGAACAATCTTCATCGTACTCATCAACAGGTGAACTTTGGGTACAAACCAGTTATAATACTGAAGGTGGAATTTATTACGTTCCAAATGTTTATCCCAGAGAACCTGGCCCTGATCAATCTAAAGCATTACGGGCAAATTATGCTGGAATTGGATACACATATGACGACATAAATGATGTATTTTATGCTCCACAACCTTATCCTAGTTGGAGTATATCAGCCCCAACTTGGTTATGGTCGTCACCAGTTCCATATCCCACTGATGGAAATTTATATTATTGGGATGAAGCAACATTATCATGGGTTGAGTATATTCAATAATATGGAAGCTAGATACAGAAAGGATTATCCAGGCGAGTTGGTAATTACAGAAACTAAATTTTCTGGTGGTAAAAAACAGATAACCCAAGCATGGATTGATAACCCGATTGTTAATCAACATATCTCGGGTCGTGCCGTGGCTATAGGCAGTGATGATGACCAAGAAAAATTCAATCATCGAGTATTATCAACTCATCGTGGTGGGTTGCTGGGTAGTTTAAAGCTACAGACATATGGGACAGCCAAAATTGCACAGCAGATGCGATTGGATTTTACAGTAGATACTGACATCAACAACCTACAGCCCTTGGTGGAAAATCAATATTCCGCCAGTAATATTGTATATACCACCTCTAGAAATTGTATTCGTCAACCTGGCGAATTTTATTTGATTCCACTACAGCCCGCAATATGTACGGAAGTATTACCCATTTACCTTGCAGCATTTGACGGACACACGGAAATTTATACCCTAGGGTACAACAAAGAAATGCCCTCGGGAACTAGCGACTGGATAAGACAAGTTACAGGGATTGTAGAGTCATACAGCAACACAATATTTACTTTTGTGGGTAATAAACATAATATGCCCGCCGATTGGTTATCTCTACCCAACACCCGCACCATGGATCATAGGGACTTTGTCTGTCACTGTGATGTCTGAAGTTGTGATTGAATCACCGCTATTTTACTGCGCACTGCTTCAAAATTTACGGTACTCCATAGCCCAGGGTGAAGTGGTTTGGGCCATGTGCCCGAATCAATCCAAGCATAACCCAAGTGTTCGTCATTCAATACCGGAGTAAATTCACCAGTGACCACACAGAAAAATGTGTTATAACAAAATCCATTATCAGCTGATGTAAATTTTTCCAGAGGTATCAGTCGAATATAATCAGGCATTGCCCCCAGTTCTTCTTCACATTCACGTACCATGGCGGCCATGATACTTTCACCTGATTCTATTTTACCCCCGGGTAATCCCCAGGAATCTGGATGTTTGGGGTCATTGCGAATAAGATATAGATAACGATTTGTGGCTTGGCTATAAAACCAAATACCAACTGCTGAAACAGTTTTTAAATTATAAGACTCCATTCTCCACCTGGATATAACCCTTGATATGACTTGACCCAATTATAACCTGTCCACCGATATTGGATCTCTGTAGTTATATTGGCCACGTACTGAGTATTTACAGGACTAGAGTCACCATTAAAAGAAACTATCCATTGTGCGCCATCATATTCTATAATGTCATTGGGATGGGCGACTAATATCTGTCCCATGGAACCTGCCCAGGCTTGTGCGTACCCATTGTCACTGCCGGTAGATTCAGTTAATAGATAACGTTGACCAGCCGCAGCAGTAGGCAATCCTTGACCGGGACCACTGACACGAGGATTAATTACCGAGTTAACTGGTGCAAGTGTATTGGCAGGAACGCTGTCTTCGATTACGGAATACAGTAGAAATTGGTCATTAGTGGGATCAAAAGTTATAGTACCATAGACTTGACTACCATCTTCCTGACGTAGTGCTATCAAACTAATTCCCTGCCGAATTCCACCATACATATTTAAAACTGGTGTCCATAATACATTGCTGGGCTCAACAGGATCAGGCGGTGTCAACTGATTATTGGTCGAATCAACCACCGCAGACTGTGTCAGTACTTGTAATTTATTGCCAATTAGCACTACTTGATAACCAAAAGGCGTAATGTACTGACGTGTGCCCAGTAGTAGATCACTGTCGGCGATAGCGTTGACTAAATCACCTGATCCGTCATATATTGAAGCAATAATAGTTTCCACCACGCCCAGCTTCTTGACCTTGGCGGGTAAGGATAACCATACTGGCAGTACAAATTTAATAGTGCTGATCTCAATAGGATCTTCTGTTCCTACGGGAATTTGTTTACTACTCCACCCAGCCGATACTAATTCCACAATACTTAAACTAGTCCAGTCCAAATAATTATCTGTACTTTGTATTTCCAAACTGGGGTTAAACAAGGGTAAAATCTGTTCTAAAATCTGCATCTTCTGATTGGTATTTGATGTCCAAATATCAAGATTGATGGATAGTTTGTATGGTGCAGGCATATACCGTTCGACTGTAAATGCATTGCCCTGTGTTGTTTCATACAAGCCGGTGGTGGGATCATATTCGCGTTGACGAATAGATTTGTTGTCCACATACGTGGGATTCTGCATACGAGGACGATCAAAGTCCAAGCCTGTAATCCAAAATGTCATCAAGGGAGTAGCTGGCATATTACTAGCACTATTCTCTTGTAAAATAGTCTGAGCTTGCCGTGTACTGTCGCCGTATCTAATCGGCACACGGTATAATGTGTCACCTGTATTGGCTGCACCAGCTTCGTTGCGCCCGAATTCCACTTGGAATCCTGAAAACATACGGGCGAATTGTGTTAGGTAGCGGCGTATTTGTCCGTCGTAGAAATAACTTTGAATTTTAATTCTCCTTATCGACCTGGAGGTCTTGGGTTAGGTGGTAAGTTTCCACCTTGGTCACCATTATCAGCTTGTGGTTTAAGTAATTCGGATAACGACTGACGGGAAGGAATATTACCTTGATCTTTAGTGGGTACAGTATATGTATTATTGACAAACGAACTGCGTTGTGTAAGATTTTCCGGACCCCAATCTAATGGTGTACGCACATCATCACTGATGGCAATCCACGCTGTGCCGTTGAAACGGAACAGTCGATTAGGAAAATAATCCATTCTCAAGCAATAATCACCGGCTGCGGGCACTAACGGGAAGCTGGCTCCGGGAGTAACTGGCAGTCCGTTGGGCGCCTTGTTATCACCAGTCAAGTATCCCATGGTCCATCCAAAACTACGTGGCGTTGTACCTTCACCTGATTCCGTTCCATCTACAGTGGGCCCAGTTTGATCAGCACTTAGCCCTTCACTGCTGGGTTCTCCGCTGGGGGTAGTGGGTAATATATAAAACGCAGTATTGTCGTAACCTGACTGAGGCACATCTATATTAGCCTGTACTACCAGCGCATCATTGATCTGTAGGTCTTTGTTGCGTGTTGAATTGACGTCACCTAGGGTAGTTGGTTTCTCAATCAACGCCCAGTATTTAGGATCGGTAATGTCAGTACCGGGAGGAACATTGAGTGTGGCTTCATAAT